GCCATCAAATGGTTTAAACCGTCGAACTTGCTCAAATTTTGCTGGAATAAAACCACTACCAAATCCTTGTGTCCAGATGACAATAACCGAACTCGTATTAGTTAATGGCCTATACGTACCCATATCAGGAGTCACACTTACCGTACCATTCAGTTTGGCTGCTTGAATGTCACCAACTTCATTCGAGATATCGCCCAGGTTGATAATACCTGGACCGCCAAAATCAGCCGTCCAGATAATGTGCCGTGCCTGACTACCATGGCTTTGAACACGGCAATTCGTTTCAGGTAACAAAGATAATTCAGATCCGACCGTTTCTATAGCACTCCGAGCCCGAAACGGATCAATCGATGTCACGTCCGGCTTCTTTGGCAGACGGAGCATAGTCACCCGGCATGGATTATCCACCAGCCTATACGGATACATCGGTAATATACTGGAACCCTTGATGCTGGATTCTCGCTCTGCATCATAGTTTTCCATCTCAGACAGGCTCCGCATACGCCGGCACGAGCGGAATAATGATGATACCACTGAGATGAGAAATGCGAATGCTCCGGATCCACCATGTAGCAGCATCAGCCTTAAGCCCATAACCGACCGTCAAAGCAATCATATCAATATTCAGATGAGTATCAGCGTCACCGGCTGGGGTGATGTAAGCATACATATCCTCATCTTCTTCATTCGTGGAAAAGAATCGAGTAGCCAACCATACACCATGGAAAACAACGGAATCCTCAGCCGGTTCATCACTTGAAACACTCGCCGGCACAACGGTGGTTCGACTATGTTCACCGTAAGGAGTAGCAACAACTCCCTTCCCGTCTGGTGGAATTACGCTGCCCGCCCGTTGAACTGGTTTCTCACCAATCCCGCTTCGGTTAAAACGGTCTGCCTCTTTTGCACGGTTAGCATCGACCATCTTTTCAGATGATGTCTTTTCATCGGCAGCTTTTGTTTGTGTCCACTTGTTATCAGCAAATTCCCACACGCTTCCATCTTCACCTACCTGTCGATTGGGACTTGGCTTGTTCGATGATGCTTTTTCCTGTTCAGATTCAGTTTTGTCTGATTTTTTATTATCCCGAGGCTGCCCTATGGCCTGATATTTATCGCCTTTTCCTTTATCGCCTATAGTCCGGTAATTTGCATCCGCCTTGCGCGATTGACCTATGCCGTGAAAATTATTGGTGTTGTCAGATTCACCCATGGAACGATGATTATCTGAAACCACCTTTTCTTCACCATCAACATCTGGAACGGTGCGATCCCATTCGTCCACCGGTTCTCGTCCGAAAATCCGGTCAAAGAGTGATTTGGATGATTTACTTTTCACGGCGATTGTTACGCTGGTGATGTTTCTGTGCTTTCAGAAAATCCAGCGTAGTTACGTCCCTTATTAGCAAAGCTCCACGCTGCGGCCTTGGTAATCGTGGTAGTCTCTTTCACCCAGAAGTTATATTGAGCGTCATGCCTAACTTGGCTGGATTGATCTTGAGTGGCAGATGTGGTGGTAGCATCAGCATCAAGCTTGGCCAGGCTGTAAACTCTTACGGTAGTCTCATTAACGGCGCGGGTAAAAATCAGCTCATATACATAACTTGACGTGTACTGTTTCACTTTCTCAAGCCGACCAGATGAATCATAGAAACGTTTACGGGAGGATACATCGGCATATTTCAATTGCCGGTCCTCTTCAGTATAGGACTTATTGCTTACAGTCACCTGCAGGGTTGCTGCATTCCCGGCCATCTTTAACGTGCGACGAACAAAATCGGATAAAGCCCGATCATTAATTTCATGCCGCATTTCACCGAATGTTGGTGAAGCGCCACCCGATACAAAATCATGATCTGAAATAGCGTCGACGTTCCGACCTCGTATCTCGTAGATCTCAATCAAACCATTTGATTCAACAAGTAATTCAGGAGCGATGTATTGACCGCCCGCCACTTCCTGTAGTTTATACTTCCCTGTTCCATCGGGTTCCGGAACCAGCTCAAAGCTGCGTTTCTCTCCACGAACGGGGGCGGTAGCCAAACCATTCGCAATTGCTTCCGCGTTCACCTGAATGCCAATCCGGTTCGTTTCCGGTTCAAGAGCCGTGCCTGATTTTATATTTGGCAAAATAAATGATGATTTCTGTATGGTGCTTTTCTCAACCTGCGCCATTCCGTCTGCATCAACCCTGACCGATGCCTCAATGCTGGCACCCACCGCTGTAGCCGCGGACGGAAGTGCAGTCAACGCCTCAGCTCTGGTCATGGTGCCAGTAAAGAAGGTCCGCCGCATATAGGCCACGCCGTCCGCAATGGTTAAGGTCAATGACCGCCGTGTGATTTTTCGACGCGCCCACTCCCACAACCCATTGCCTTTGCTGGCCAGACGTTCCGTTTCGACTGAAACACCATCCACCGTTTCTGTTTGGGCTGCCACCGCCGAAGGTTCTACGCCGGTATTGATCACAACGGATTCAATCTTGCCCGCGGTAGTCACCGCCGCCGTGGCCGTATCGTTGGTTTCGGTTTCCGTCCGCTCCACGATAACCCTAGTACCGTCCTGGTCGACGTCAACATCATGTTGTACCGTAACCCCGCGGACACTGACCACCGGAGTCACCAAGGCAATAATCTGATTGATGATCTTCTTTAGAGTGAGCTTTTTGAAAGGATTTCCACCATTCAGCGTTTCCGATTCAATCGCTGCCGTCTTTTTGAGGATGACACCTTTATAATCAAACGAGCAGTGGTCGGTGCGAAGAACTTCAAACGACGAGGAATATCCGACCTGACCATGAGCATAAGCCGTCTTTATGGTGGCCAGCATGGTGAGCGGAACATGATACGCCCATTCCGTGAGATTGTTAACCGCCGCGCCAATATGCAGATCAAACGTTAAAATGTGCTTTGCAGCATCAAACGTGACCGTCTCTTCTTCGATAATGATATCGAATAACCCGTTACCGCGGGTTTGAACTTGCCTGATTTTGCGCGACTGATTAGCTGCCAAGGCACCGCTATGGCTGGTAATAAAAACACCTGCCTCAGCCTTCGTATAACCCCACCCGAAATGAAGCGTCAGCGTGGTATCACACGAAGTCGGAATATTCTCAATCGTCAGATTCTGCAGCGTAGGACTGTCCAGCGACAGCGAGATGGTCATATATTCGCCCTGAGCCGATGCACTACCCATGGCAGATCGGCCGGGACCCAACAACTCCCACTGATCAATGAGCGTTTGACCAAGCGCCCGGGGAACACCTTCCAGCGTCCACCGTCGCACTTCGCGATCTCCACCAGCATCAGAATAACCCGAATGGACAAACATGGGATTCGAGAGAAGTACATCGATCGTATACGAACCATCATCAGCAGATTGCGGCCTTGCCAACGAAACATGCCATTCCGCACCTAGATCCTGCGACTGCAACGCCGCAATACTAATCGACGTGCCCACCGGAATGGACGCCATGATGGCGTTCCAATGTTGAGGGGAAACATTGTAGAATCGTGCCAACAAATGCCGTGCTGTATCGGCAGACTCCGCACCCGTAACCCCCGGAACTGATACATTGTTGCCAGGCAGTTGGGTATCCGTCAAAAGCCTTGCTTCCGTCCAATCCAACGAAGTCATGTAGCCCCGCCGAAGCGTCCGGTAAATACCATCCGAATCCTTGCGCGGATAACCTGGCGGAAAAGGCGAAACAGAAATAACGCGCCACCGACCCGCATAGACCTTCCCCGAAGCCATTGGGTTCTCGACATACTTCTTAGCCGTCAGTTGGCCGGCATTAGCGACCACATCGCCATCCAAACCGGTTCCTACATCGCCATAGGTGTCCAGCATGGAAAGAGCCGTATCCATGACGTTTTGTGAGGTGACGTCCCACCGGACCACCAATTCACGATCATTCGTCAGAGGATTCCGCGTATGCGAAACTAACTTGGCATCTTTTTCTTTGAATAGCGGGATTTCCGTTTCGTATGACATATCACTCCTGTGGATTCATAAAACGGTTGTATGAGGACAGATGTTCTTTCGCCCTTGCTTCATCCCGGGCCGAACCAGAATCACCAAGGAAATACCGGTAAGCCGAGTAATCAATCGCTGGCATGAGATACTCTTCAGGAAGCGGAACGACATCGGAAAGTGCCGTAAATTGTTCGGGGATGCTTGCCCGAGTGCCGTTATCTTGAATCCGGACTTCCGGCACATCGTTAAATATCTGAATGAGCGCCAGCCGGAGAATCGGGAATATTTTGGCGTTCGTATTCGTCGTAGCCCCGACATCATTAATCGCCACCCGAAACGGAATCATTATGTGATCAACAAGCATAGTAATCCTCAGTGAATAGGTTTCGGTTTCAACACACAGACCAGTTCAAAGTTATCATCTTCCGCAAAATCAGCCGGTGCCAGAAAGCCCATGCGATTCCAAAGGATTGGCAATCCCAAGTGCTCAAAAAACATCCCCACATATTCCGAGCAGATAAAATCATTATCCTGCTCGATTTTCGCCAGTTGTTCCGGACCAAAGGGAATCCTTGACGCCATGATGCGCCCGGCGATACGGGCAATCGCAGCCTTGTCATACGGGCGCCCAAACTGATCAATGGCTATTCTTGTTCCTTCTTTCAACCATACCGGAGTAACAATATCAGCAAATCCCTTATGTCGAAGAACTACCATCCCGCCAGGGTATTGATTAAATTGCCCATCATAGTCCGTCAGATACTTCGACAGCCGGACCGTGCGAACTCCAATCGGTTCCACTGATTCCAGCAGCATCACAAGGCCCAACCCATCAAGCCGTATAATAAGCCCAACATGGCTCCACGGAGAATTTGTGGCCGCCTGTATCATCGAGCTAAACGTGCCGGATCCTGAGCACAACAACACATCTCCATCACGCAGCAAGTCTCGAGCATCTTTGTATGGAACAACCGGAATTGTTGGAAACGTATGGCCTATCATGTTTCCCCCGATACTTCCCGCATGTCGAACCATCGGGATAGCCCAAGATGAAACAGCTTCATCTTTACCATCTTATTCAGCAGATACGGGCTATTGCTTATCGCGGCACCGTACATATGCTGCATCGTTCCATATCCAAATTTAGGATGTGGCTGGGTTCGTTCGTTATCCGGACCAATTGCATTCTCCCGGCAGAACTCAACACCCTGCTGGAAGTCCAGATCAAGCCGGCACATCAGCCCGGTATGCATAGGAGCGGCAAAGGACGTGCCGGAACCGATATCGATCGTACCCTTGACCCCGTTAAACAGCTTCACGTCTTCCGCCCAATAAACACAGATTGGACGGCCAAGTGTAGAATCGCTCGAAAACTTAGAAGGAACCCCATCAAGAGCCATGGAACCGATTTTGAATGAGCAATCCGTCAACAGGCTTTGCGGCATGTCATTGTCATTATCGGGCTGATAATCCCCATCATTCCCCGACGCCCAGGTAACAACAACATTCGTATGCTTACGGAGAAAGTCACGCCACTTCTCCGCTTGCGTAAACCAATCGCGGTTGCTGTCCCGACCACCCACATACATGCCCCATGAACAATTAACATAAATCCGGCTTGTATCCTCATCCGCCCACGATCCAAGCACCGAGAGGATTTCATCATCAGACAAAGAAAACACCCCGTTAGCATCAAACACGCGAAGGAAATAAACCTTCACAGGTCCTACATCAAACAGCGGTTGTAGCGCCTTTTCGCAGCACATGGCGCCATGCGGATGGCACGGCTCCCCGGCCAGATAGTCCGCTTCATAGCCGGCCCACTCCGAAACAAACGGGAAATGAGCGCGAAATGCCGGGACCAATGATTCAACAGATCCCACCGTATCGATGATGACAATCCGTTTCATTGCTCGTATTCGCTCCCATTGCCTGGAGTCAGGTCTGTATTGTACGGAACATCATCAATGCTCGTGGTTTTAATCCCCCGGCCAGCCTTCCATCCGCGCACCAGAGCCTGCACCACCGATTCATCCACCTTTTCCAACATCCAAGCCGTATAGATGTTCAATCCGCGATCTTTCAACGCCCCGACATCTTTTCCAAGCTTCTCAATCACACCGGCATTCAGGGTTTTACCGTTGATGCCCCCCACGGTGTAGAGCGATATAGCCGATTGTTCGGCACCTTGCATGATGTATAACCCCAAAGTCGCGATGTAAGTCCCAATAGCCGAGCCACAGTCAGGAATCAGAATGCACCCCGGCTTGCCGTAATCGTTCATCGAACAGTTATGCCAGGCAAAGTAGTCAGCCGCTCCCTTGTTCTGCGGACGGCTTCCATTGTTATTGATGGTCTTAAATCCAGCGGCTTTGAATATGGGAATCCACTTCTTTTCCAGTTCCGCGCCATAGGGTGACTGCGTTTCCGCCATCACCTGAACCCAGACACCTTCCGGTCCCTCTGCCAGCACGGTTTTTAAGGCTGCATCACAATGTGATTTATACTGGTCGAGACGCTTATTATCATCCCCGTATTTCTTTGCGCCTTTGTTGTCGTTGAGGACCGACACGATAACCATTTTTTTAGCGGCCCTGGCATCTTTGACCAGTTTCTTATAATGCGGAGCTATTTTGTCGTTACCATCGCGGTAAAGAAACAATCCTTTTCCAAGCGTCCACCCGGCATACTCGATGCTCGTTGCGTTGATAGGCGGATACTTCGCCAGCATTGCCATGAACGCCGGCTGACCGCCATCCGTCCATGTATAATCCCGCCCAATGCCAAGAACCTCTTTCGGCTGAGTTGGATAAACACTGGATACCGGTGGCGTATTCGTGACAACCGGTGGCTTAGGCTTCCACTGACCCATGCCAAACGAGGATGTAACCGCAGCGGCCAGACAAACGACAGACAACAATATGATGCGAAATACCTTATTCATTAATGATCTCCATTTCACTGATTTCAACCGCACTGAGTGATTGTGACGTATCTTTCCACGGCCATATAAATGTCAGTTCATTCGTGGTTTCCTTGGCATCTCTGGATTGGAGGGAAATACGCACCGTATCACCATTCTTGATGTATTTTTGCCCATACGAACCACTGCCATACACGTTTTTAAGATGTTGCGATGTATAGCCGGGACGAAATTGCTCTGCCTTCTTTCCATTAACAAGAATCCAACCGTTCAGATATTTACCGTTTGACTCTTTGACCGATGGCCAATGGCTGTTATCCGTATATGTGAAATCGATGAAGTATTCTTTGCTCGACACCTTCAGCGTAAGCAGCGTTACCGTTCCAGATTGAGGAACAACCGGTGGCGTCACCACTGGCGGAGCATTCGTTTCAACCGGTGGACGGGGTTTCAGCCAGCCCATTCCGGATGAATCAGACACAACCGCGCCAATAAAAATAATACCCAACAACAACAAGCGATTCATTTTATTCATAGTTGATCTCCACCGATTCATGATTCATTGAAAGTTGGCGGTCAGATACTTCTTCCACCGTGCCATTCCAAAAAAGTATGATGTTATTGATTGGACTTCGAACCGGATAAGCTTTCACTTCCACGTTTTTTCCATTAGTCAGCGAATAATTGATCTTGAATACAGAGCTGCTTCTTATTGACCTTGCCCAATGATTTTGCACACGTTCCCTATCCGTCCATATAATAAACTGCGCCCAATCCTCACCGGAAAAATCCACTTTTGCCCCGCCAAATAGTTTCGCAAGAGCATCATTGACATAAAAGCAGAGCCCGTTCGTATCACACTGGAAAATGGCCGTTTTGGTCACGTCAGCAGTAGCCCTGCTCGATGATGCGACATAAGCGATGTCACTTTTCAACTGCGGTACCGCCATCACATTTTCGTAAGCAGATGAAATGCTTGTGATGGAGTTGCCAGCCTTATGGGCGCATCCACCCACCTGACTAAAAAACAGCATATAAAGAGTGATTGATCCACTGACATACACAACAAAGCGTGTAACAGTTGATGCCAGGTTTAATCCGATTGCAACGAGCCCTTTTTTAACAAGCGTTTTATAATCCTGTTTTGGTTCAGTGTTCATGAATCACTTACTCCCCCGCGTTTCGGTGTAGAGGTTGGTGATCTCAGCAGGGGTGAGAGCCCGGTTATACATCACCCACTCGTCTAAATTCCCCTCGACGCCGCCGGTAAACGGGCCTAATCCAGATACCGTTAGGTCCCCGCTCCCAAGCTGGAAATAATTAGTCAGCACCGGAAAGTTTGTCGGTGTCCCTGCGCCAAAGTTTGCATTATCGACACGCACCGCATCGAGAGAGATCGTATAGTCCATGTAATTTGTTAAATTGCCGGTGTATTGCCAAACGAAAGAAACGTGATGCCACCCGCCAGTTGAAATCAAATTGTTTGGCGTGGACCGACCGCGAAAAGCCGCTCCGTTATTATAGGTGATGTAAAATTCAAGCCGGTGCGAATAATTAAACGAGGCGAGGAATCCATTTCTAAACGCCGCTTGCCCGTTCTCGATGTACTCGGAAAACAGGTACCGCAAGGCTGGCCTATTGGTGTACAGGTAAACCCAGCCCGCCACTGTAACTCCATTGGTGCGGTAACCCGATTGCCACCCGCCACCGACCAGCACCACATTGGTTTGCACATTAAGTGCCCCCTGATATCCGACACCTTCTGTAGGCGAGAATCCCCACGCCGTTCCGTCAAACGCCGAGGATCCCGCTTGATTGGCAGAGGTGCCTATCGCTCCTGGGCGATGCCACCATACTGCGCCAATCGGAATGTTAGGGACTGGAGGCGACCCGGACGTGCCGAAATTAGCAATTCGCAATAGCATCGAGACCCGCTCATCACTGGCTAGACAAGCTAGCGTCAGCAGCGCGAATATAGCCATGATCACGAGACGCTTCATTCTCCGATCCTCGGCAGGCTGTAGATGGCTGATCCTGTTTCCGAAAAAGCATTATCGATCAAAAACACCATCGCCCGTTCCGCGTTGGTATACAGGTTCAGGTTTGTTGAGATGATGAGGTTAGCCGGAAGAAATTCGATAAGATTGGTGGTCGCCGGAACGTCCAATCTGATCGTATAACCCATATTCGAGACACCAGCCGGTATGCTGACCCATGTGTTCGAAGTCAATGTTAACGCCTGAAATATCCCGTTTGCGCGAAGCACCGTTACAGTCGGTGCCCAGGTGATTTGATATACTTCATAATCCGCCGTTGAGCGCGGCAGATCCGCCACAGCCTGCGCCGTTGTACTGGCCCACTCAGACTCCACATAACTCGGGTAATCATTCGTGCCAAGCATCAATTCACCCGTTGCCGCGTTATAATGATTCGATGCCCCTCTGGTCACATTACTAACCACACTACCACTGGTTAAATCCTGCAAATAGATATCAGCATTCGCGCCATTAAGTACGACCGTAGAGATTGTACCTCCACTCCAAAAGCGCACTTGACGAGGCGTAGATGTCACGCCACTAAAAGCAAAATCCAATTGAGGATCGATATTGATGGTAGTGCTGCCCGCCGTCGCCGCATTCGTAACTTCCAGCAAATGATGCGTGAAATACCAATTTGCATTGGTATCTCCCCCCACCGGAGTAACGACACCCTGAACACGATACGTTCCGGAAACAAGCGCTGGTATCGTAAAGCGAAGCTGTCCGAGTTCCTGATAGATGATCTCCCCTGTATCATTCGTCAGGTTGTGAATTCTTTTGCTATCCGCGGCAAACACCTTAAGGCGATACGTGTTGCCCGAATTTAGCGCGATCGGGTTTGTAGCAGTGTCCATCACCGTGTACGTGAACCGGAAAGTCCCAGCCGGTCCATAAGCCGTATAAATGGGATTATCCAATCCTGATTGCAGATTATTAGTCTCAATGAGCGTTTGCGCCTGTACGCCGACCCCAAAGATCAACAACAAACCAACTATGACGCGGATCATCATGGCCCGCGCACCCCGTTATAAGTGGTCCAGTTAGTGCCTCCCCTGGACACAACTAAATTGGTATCTGACAGCCATGAAGTCCCGAACACACCGATTTGATTTTGAGTAACGACACCGGAATAAATCTTCATAACATTGGTTTGCTCAGAATCATAACTTGCTTTCGTCTTATACTGATCTGGCGATAGGTTGTGTTGTCCCCATATAGTATTCCCATTAAACTGAAGATCATATAAACCAGATGACCCGCCATAGGCTGCAACCAACTTGCTTGTAACCGACGATCCGAAACCATTATCATGTACCCAATCAATTGGCCGGCTGCTTCCTAAAACCCCACCTGATCCAATCCGTATCGCCGTCGATGTGATGGAACTCGATGCGAATACGATCATACCGGTTAAATTATTAAATGCCGCCTCACTCAAATTTGTAAGCACAAGGGCATTGATTGTAGCCAACAAACCAGCCACATCCACCTTTCCAGTAGATAACGTGGTATCCGCCTCCGCCAAATATTGGCTTAGTATATTCAGCGCCAGCCTTGATGCATAGTTGGTGGCAAAATCAGAAGTCCATACGGTATCGCTGTCGGCCGCATTTGCTGATCGATTCGTAAAACCATTCAGCGTTGATATCGCACTGGCATTGGCCGTCACTTGAGCTTGGATCGTGGTTTGGATGGTGCCGACTACTCCAGTCGATGCAATGCCGCTGGCTGTAATAACCGCAGCAGAGATCACACCGGTAGAATTGGCCAGGTTGATAAAGTACGTTGAATCAAGGCTGTCCAACGTTCCGGCATTAAGAGATGATCCTGAAACAGAAGACTTTAACGTCATGAACATCCAGACCATATCCACACTACTAAAGCTTGTCTGATAAAACTGATACGCAAAACCCATGTTTGTTGGCGTTAAATATACAGGCGCAGCCTGAGCATTGTAATAGACTGAAACCTTCTCCGGACCGAGATCAGACGCAACGCCAGAAGTCACCAACCAGTTGCTTAAACTATTAAATGAATATTCCGTCCACGCTGCTCCGGTTAACACGAGTAACTTATCACCCGGTACGGGACCAACCTTGAGAAATTCATCGACCACCACTCCAGTATCCCAATAAGTAAAAATGGTATAGCCGGGATAAAAAACGATTTGCGTATAAACCCCAAGCGTTGCCGTCCGACTAAATACACTTGTCCCACCAAGCCAAGACGCTTCACCTTCCGCTCTCGACACAAAGCCACTCGGATTATCTACCCGATAGAATTCACCCGAAGATGAATTTAGCCGCGATACGGTGTCCGTATAGCCCTGCAAGACCTCAATATCAGCTTGTGCTTGAGCCATATCCTGAGTGGTTGCCTTGGCTGCAATAGCGGCATCCTGAATTTGATTCGTGGCTACCACGTTTGTTGAGGTTGCATAAATAGCCGCGGCACCAGTTGAAGTCAGAAGCGGAGCCACCGCCGAAGCCACAAAACCGGTTGTAGCCACCGTATTGGTATCAATAGCCAGCGCCGTACTACCTCCATTGCCCGTAAGTCCACTCCCGATATTGGTAACCGCAGCATTGACCGGAAAAGAAATCTGATAATTCACACCGGTCGACGTTTCCGACCTCGTGACCGAGCCTGTTCCGCTTGGCGTCGTTATTCCAACCCCAACTACCGCATTACTCCGTACAGAGTTTAAATCGCTCTGGATCGTGGTTACAGTTGATGTGGATGGAACTTCATCCGTTTTTGCGAATGTGGACCACACAAGATTGCTATCCGCCCGATCACCCAGCTCCGACCACACCAAAGCCAATTCATTCGAATGAATCTGCAACCCGCCATACAACGTGACAAGTTCCGCCCACAAATCCGTCTGATTCGTGATCACTCCGGATACCTGCCCCCATACGCCGTGATTGGTACCACCGCTGAGGATATTGGTAGCGGCATAAGCCGACCATAACCCATTCCCGAGATATTGCAGCACATCACCAATCACCGGCACCAACCCAGGCACCAACACCGGAAACGTTTGGCCAACCGGATCCGGCCCGGGCATCCCGGGCATGTACGGGTTATTCATGATGCTCAACCAGTCATTAACGAGTAACCTATTTTCCAAGGTATCCCACACCCCAACAACAAACGGACGGGTAAAGCCTGGAGCGCGATTGGAATAAAAGGACACCAGCTCAGATGTATTCAGATCCATGCTTCCCGTAGCGGTCTGTGCCACCGTAGTCACCCCATATTGGACACTCGTGATGGAACCCGCGGCAATAAAGTTGGTGGATAAAACAAAGGTATTCGTCAACATAGCATCCGTGACCCTCAGCACAAGACCTGTAGGGTTTGATGCACGGATATTAATCAACCGCACCGCCACCGTTTCCCGAATCGCGATAGCATTGGTCGACGTCACTTTTTTACTGCCAAGATCGATGGTCAAATAATTAGTGACATTAGCCAGGGCAGCCATCGGAACGAAAATTGACCAAAGAAGTATCATAAATCGTTTCATACATTGACCCCACCGCTGTAAGAAATTCCGGCATCAACCGTAACGTTTTCGCGCTTCGCACGGTCCAATACTCTAATGTAGTCACGGTAATGGTTTTCGCTAACGGTTCGGCTGGACCACGGACGGCCCGGACGCCTTGCCAGCGTATAAATACAGTGATGCACAATTCCATCGCTCCATCGGTCTATCCAATCGATATCATCAATGGGGGCGGTTTTACTCGGTACAAATTGGCACCGCACATGAAGCCAGGCCAACCGCGAAGAACCAAGACTGCACCGGAAAACAATGAACGTATCACCGTTGGCAACACGGATGCTGTATTCAGATGCCGGAATTTCATATCCGTTGTTTTCATCTTCACCAAGAACCGCGCACACCACGGTTTTAATGATGCCAGTACCAGGTGGATTCAGCTTGTAACTGACTGTACCAAGAACCACATCAATCCGGATCCAACGCCGCCAACCCTCTGATCGTTCGGCAAATGTTTTAGCCGATGAACGAAGTTCTTGGAGTATCGCCCCGCCCGGACAGCGCGGAAGGTCAACTTGCGCCTTCTCTACCATTTCGGACAGGGGATCACTCATTAAGCAGCTCCGCTTACGGCTCTCGCCGCTTGCTGTGCCGCCATATCATTGTCACGGATTTTATTTCCTGTTTTCAGAAAATTAAAATATTCCGCCTTCGTCGCTTCGCGGATAACTTGATAAGGGGCGCGTGATACTTCACCAACCTCCTGCCGGTCTTTTCCGGGTTGAATATCAAACACCTTGTGCTTGGCACTATCAGCCACACCCAAATGGTTTTCCGAGAGAATGACCTTGGTACCGCGCGTAACAACGATGATATGACCATCAACACCAAGAGGAATCTGCTTTTGGTCCTGAATAGATCCTGTTGGAAAGAATTGAACCTCAAAATATTTCTGTTCTTTCTTTGCCTTCGCTTGGCCAGGTTTATTCGAAGCGGGATTAGCCGACTTCAGAATATCGCCAATCTTATAAATGGCGTAACCACCTTGATACGTTGAGACCTTCAACGTGTCCGGACTACCGAATTCCCCTGACCGCATTGCGGCTTCCGCCGCGTCTTTTTCTGCCCAGGGTTGACCGTCTTTCGGATTCAACACCACATCGGGCTTTTGCTGCTCGCTCTTTGCCATCTTCAGCCTCCAGCTTTCGCTCTTTTTTGGTTGCAAAAGCGGGGACCCGAGCCACACGGCCAAGGTCCCCGCCAATATTTGTGATTGTGGGACCCGCTTAGTTGTCGAAGATTTCCGCTTCGATGTAGCAGAGTTCACCGCCGACATTGACGTCAGCCGTTTCGGACAAAACGATACCTGCATTCGTGACCGATCCGGCCGGAACCGAAACAAAGTCATGTTTGTAGGTAATCATCTGTACGCCACCGGATTCAGTCGAAGGAGCGGCTGCATCCAAAGTCACCTGATCATCTTCATCGCCATCAGCCGTAATGGCCTGAATGACGTAGGTCTTGTTACCAATGATGACCTTCGACCCGACGCCCACATACGTGGTATTCACGCCGTGGTTAAACTTGCCGGTGCGGTTACCCGCATTCGTCAAGGTGAACTTGTCCACCAAGCCCAGTGTGCCCTTGCCGCGCATGTCGCCAGCATAGTCGTCAACATAACGGGCAAAGGTTTGGTAACCCGTGCTTGCCGAGCTGATGACATCGCCGCCGACATAAACCGCGATACCTCCGCCAACGGTCAGCGGTGTATCTTCGATCTTTGAATTATCGCGGTACTTCACACCTTCCGGACAGACCGCAAGGGCTTTCATCGCCTTATTCCAGACGATGCTGCCGAGATCGGCAGCAGCCACGTTACGGACGATTACGGCATCGGGTACAAACCCGAGGGAGATCCGCAAGGCGGATCCAGTTCCCAAAAACAAACCTGATACTTTCATGATGATGATTTCCTTTTCTTAAGGGTGGTGTTTTAAGTGGATTATTCCGGGTTAGCGGTACAGGCCACTTCGAGAACTGCCATCCACGGATCCGCAAGGATCACCGCGGCGTAATAGGTTTTCCAACCGATGGAACCGCGCTGACCGATGGGGTCACCACCACGCGCAACGTTCGGGTTCAGCACGTACATGCTGACGGCTTCGCGGCCCTGAAGGCGGACAACGCCATAAGCGTCTTGACCAACGATGATCAACGGATATACATCGCATGCTTCCGAACCATCCGGGGGCATACCGTTGTTAAGCATCGTCGAGCTGGAACCACCTGAAGCAACCCACGGAGTGAAGTTGGTGGTCAGGATGAAACGGATGTTGTCAACCTTTCCGATTTCACATTCCATGGTTTTGCCAGGCTGGGAATAATTCACGGAGGGAACAAATCCCGTGATACCGCGAATGTCCGGACCAAGATCGGTATGACCCATGGCGAAGAAGGAAGCTTCAACGGGCTGGGTTGCAACCTTTTCGCCGGGGGCAATAACGCTTGATATCGTCATGGCCTGATTGCGATCCAAGGCGCGTGTTACATTGCGGATATCCGCACGAGTAACCTTGGCCACCACAGAACCGCGGGCTCCAACTGAGCCGGCAAAGAATCGGTTTGTGCAAGACTTCAGCACATCGATGGTGACCAACTCAATCACCTGGGCATACTGCTGACCGCAGCGTTCCGACATGATCTTGAGAAGAGGGTCCTCATGCGTATCGGCCACGCGATCGGTGATGTAAACAACATCGCCATACTGCTGCATAACGACCTGATAATCTGTGAAGACGATCCGGACGCCATTAGGGCTGATGCCTTCAGCGAGAGGGGCGGTGGTAACCGGGAAAGGATGATAACGGCGCCATTTACGCTGGCTTCCGGAATTGCCTTCCTGAACTTCGGGCTGCCCGAAACGTTGGGTAACCAATTTAGGTTGCGCCACACGGAGCAACCGCTTACTTGACTTAACTGCTACACGCGGTGAAATATCACCGTAGGTGTTTACCTGGGTTGTCATAACTACTGACTCCTGCCTCATCGGCATTGTCAGCGGTACGCCCAGGCTCTATGGTCTTTCGGCTATCCGCGATTTCGTTTGCTGCATAGGCCCCTTCTCCTGAAGGCGGCACAATTATCCAAAAAAACTCTTTGCACTTGCTGCACTTACAATGCAGCCGCGTCCCTGCTCCCAACACGCCAGCCGTGTAAGGATGTCGGCATTCTGGTTTCGGGCAGAGGATACGTTCATCCTTTCCCGGAATCGGGAACACCTCTTCAACGATATTTTCAGTCGTTATCATCTTCGTTAAATGCTTCATCCAACTCTTGATCATCAACCGTTTTTCCACCCGCAACACCATCACCGCTCGTTGGACGACGAACCGGGGCTGGCCGACCGCTCAAAACCTTATCCGTCTTATCTTTTTTGTCCTTAGCGGCTTTCGCTGCAGCATCAACCTTTTCCTTCGCCGCTTTTTCCGCGGCGATTTCATCGGCTGACTTACTTTTGCCGTAACCCGTTTGAATCTTAAACAGATTGAGAACTTCAGCCTTTTCCTCGGGATCACTCGACTTAAACAAGTTGTTGATCACCTTAGACTGTTTGCCCAACCACGATTTAAGATCCGGAGAATCGATGATCTTATCGGCATCAGGAACCAACTTGGAGATTCCGGACAAAACCTGTTCCCGCTCATGACGGTCAAGCAAAGGTTGAATGCGTTGCAAGATCGGGTCCAGAACGCGCTGCAATCCGGAAACCATCGTTGCTTGAGCAAGCTGTGCCATGGTAGGATACGACTTTGCCAGTTCAGAATACTTGAGCATCCCGCCAGTTTCCGTGTCAGGATTGGGGAATTCAATATCAGCCAGATCCTCACCGACAAACTTGCTGACTTCAGAGAGATCGGAAGCACTCAACTTGAAACTCACTGGCGAATCATTACCGACTTTGCCGGCCGCTTCCGCAGCAACCTTATCGGCGGTAGCCTTGGCATCAGCATCAGCCTTTTGAGCCGCTTCATCGGCAGCAACTTCTTCAGCCGACTTGTTGTCGTTACTGCCCTTACCGGCCGCTTCCGCAGCAACTTTATCGGCAGCAGCCTTGGCATCAGCATCAGCCTTTTGAGCCGCTTCATCGGCAGCAACTTCTTCCGCTGCCTTTTCAGCAGCCGCACCGCCAGCATCAGCACCATCATTCTCGGCAGTACCGTCTTCGAATTCGTCTTCGAATTCGTTATCTAGCTCTTCAGCCGTAGCTGTAGCATTTGAAATGTCGGCATCCATGATAGATTAACCCCACTTGATTATGAGTGTTTTTTGTTCCGGAATTCGAATCATCAGCGACCCTGGACCAGACAGATCGGATAGAGCGGCTATCTCATCATTCGAAAGACGATATGTTAAATACGTTGGTCCATCTGCATCAACGATTGCCTTTGCCGGAGGATTTTCGGGAGCCTTTTCAGCATCAGCATTGGCATCAGCATCCGTTTTTAGCTTTTCGATTTCTTCAGAAGATAACGGTGCCTGTGCTGTTGGCTTAACTTCACCATTCAAGTCAACGATGCCGTCAGAACTCGAAACATCAGCAGCCGGAGCCTGAGGACCTTCGCTACCAGTGGCATCAGGAGCGGATTGAATGTCTTTGTTTTCTTCCGTCATAGAAATATCCCCGTTACTTGGTAGTCCACACCGCATTGTTTGAAACACTTGCCTGAGTGGTAAACGAAAGGCCAGTACCGTGAAGAACAATAGTTCCTATAGTTCCGGCAGTACCATCCACCCCGCCGCCCAACGCATCTGTAGGAACGGTAGATACAACCGTGGCTGAACTGGCAGAAAGCGGGAACGCATTACCCGCAGTTCCATGATAATCTGTCGCGGAGGTCACTAATAGTTCTGCAACCGCCAACGATGAAACAGTTACATTAGCCGCCGCTACGGTATTGGTATGATAACTCGTAGGGTTATTGGTGCCGCCCACCGAAGCCGCCAATAAAAGATTGGTCACGGCAATTGAGTTGGTTGAACCGGTTACGGCATTGGTGAATTGCAAATAAACCTCATTAGCCGCAGTAGGTAACGCGGTAACGAATACATAGGTTTGATCATTGATCGTTACCCTTGTTCCGTTCGTAATTACCGATGTTCCAGTAGCCACCACCGTACCCGTAGCGGCAGTCGAACTGACCGGAGCCGAATTCGTGCCGATATTTACGCCACCAGTTGCCGGAAGATTATCCGCCACATGATTCAGTTCGGCAGCCGTTGCGGTAACAGTAGTGCCATCAAATTTCAATTTACCTCCGCGCACATCAATGGACCCACCGGTATCAACGATCAAATCATAATTGACAACCTGCTGATCCTGAGCGGTGACCGGAGCCGGGATAAACAACCAAATCATCAGAATGATCAACATGATCAAAGTAGAAACGGAACGAACACGCGACAAACACGAACTGACAAAACCATTAAACATGCACATAGATTTCATTTTCGTTTCTCCTGCTGAATTTCTTCCAATAACTTTTTGAGCCATTTCAGCCCTCTTTTTTCGCCCAGCTTTACCCGCCAGTCTTCGCTTACAACGCCGTTTTCCACTACCTCGGGACCATCTTCGAGACTACGCCCGATCTCGTTCCCTCGTATTTCCAACGCCGTCAAAAGCAACTGAACAACCTGAACCGATTGACAGTTTGCAATCGTGATCCGGTCAGTCTGACTTGGCACATATCGCGTGACGTCCATTTCATAGCCTACTTTTGTAGCCAGTGTATAATTTTGTCAAATTAAATCTTGCGGAATTCCGCTGATCATCTTTGCAATCGCATTCATCCATACCCCGCCGAGCGATCGTGGAAGACTCTCAAACGCCACTTGGTGCAAATCAACCAGGACAGTTTCATCAAGATATTCCGACGCGTGTTGTTCGCGCAATCGTTGCCGTTCAAATGCCGCGGCATGCTTGATCTTCAAATCTTCCTTCCCGGCTTCGTAAAGAGGCATAGAACCGTTCGGAATGGAAACTTTCGTCCGTTCAGCGTTGGCATAAATCACCGCGCCGCTGTCGTCGCGTTCGGAATACTCTTCCGCCAATGCCTTCATTTCGCGTAGACAGGACATAAATCCTTCATCTTCTTCGTGAAGAATATCATGGACCCTGGCATTTGTCTGATCGTTAACACTGTCCAACCGGTTGAAGTTTTTCCCGCTGGCATATTTGAATTTGTTGAAGACCATCATGTCTTCGTGCTGATCCGGAGCCAAATGACTCACTTCGTCTAACACGCGCTGCAATTCAAGTGCATCTCTACGCTTAATGATCACGTCCATTTCCGCATCTCCTTGGTTAAGCCGCTGAAGCTGCCGTAGCAGTTTCTTTGCGGATACGAGTTACCGTTTCCGCTTCTTTCATAATTGTTTCCCGACGCATCTTATCGGCCTGGGCATTCTTAAGACTGGCCGCTGCGCGTTTATCGTCAATCTCCGCCTGAATCTTTTGAGCCATGACAGGATCAACCGACCCCGCCTCTTGCGCCTGATTAAGTTGCAACTGTTGCTGATCCGCCTCATCAATCAGCTCCTGCGGACTCTTCAACACTTCAGCCGGATCAAGATCCATCGCCTTGCAAATCTCTTCCAACAGATAACGGACCTTGGCCAGAGACATAATCTGTTCGTTCTGAAGGATAATACCCAGCAATTGGAGAAGTTTTTGCAGCCGAACAACCCGATTCGAGAACGATGTAAAGCCGAGGGCCTTCACGCGCCAGACGCCCTTCTTGGACGCCGGCACCGAATCATCCATCATGTTGTATTGATACTGCCATGACGTGTATTTTTCGACAAACGTATCAATATGCATGATAACGCCGCCGAGGTACTTCCCGCTCCGCTCGATACGCTCAGATAGTTCAAATGCCGTCTGACTGTTTTCCAGTTGCTGCCCTTGCTGAATGCGTGGAATAAAACTGGAGTGATCGGATAAATCCATAAAGAATTGAATCATAGTCTTCAACTCTTCCAGCATGCCATCGATCTTGACTTGCTGAAATGCATCCTGGGCGGACTTCGCTTCTTGATCGAGATTAAAGATTTTAACCCGCTTGGAGAAATCACCCGGCTCAGCTTCGCTTAATAGATTTGCCCTTATGGCCAATACTAAACCGGAAACGATTTTCGCATTATCATCCAGGTTGCGATGAAGACCGTTAAGCGTATTCTGGATATCATTGAGGTTATCGCAAATGCCAACCCCGCCAATATCATCAACCGGATCCTCCCAAACCAAGCGGTCAATAGATCGATCTTCACGCTCAGTAAGAACAAATCGAATCACTTCGTTTTTGGCGACAACCAGATGACATTCAACCGTATCAGTTTCATTATCACCATCAACATCGTACAAAACCTCATCAACATCATCTTCTGCGAACTTCTTCGACAGTTCAGCCGCCAGTTTGCGCGGAACGAGCCCATAATACCGAATGCGCCGAATACCTTTGGTGAAGCTGGATAAATCCCGGCGCTTTGGCTCCGCCGCATCGTTGTCTGGTATTTTGTCGTTGCATGACGTAATCACGTCTTTAATGGCTTTTTTGATGTAGTAAGGATCATCGGCCACATCCATCAGATCTTTAGGGCTGCATCGGTCAACCACCATAACGCCATGGCCTTCGTGTGGATCATCCACATCCAAATCACGATAAACAGGCCAGACACCTAGAGAACGAAACGCCGGCACAAAGCTATCCGAAGATTCAACATCAATCACGCCAGGTGCCAGCTCCACAAAGCGTTTTTCTGTTTTCTTGTAGATATACCTCTCGAAATAGGTTTCACCGTAAACGGCACAAAGCTTGATTCCCTTATCCAATTCGCCTTTGGCATCAAAAGCAGAATGCTGCCGGTGGATAATCTGTTCATGACCAGCAATAGCTGCATCACGCTCAGGCTTTTCGGGAATATCGGGAATTTGCGGGTCCGCTAGAGATAATTCAACTTCATCCGGCAGGGTGTCATCCTGAACCATGACCGGTAACCGGCCACCCTTAAAATAAACATCGCAAACAATGGCATGACCAGCCACAACCTTTTGTTTGCTGGCATCAGACATGGCGCCTGAAGTCCAAGGCTCTGATCCTTCCGCCTTTTTCCACTTCTTGCTTAAGAGCGGATCACGATTATAGGCACCGAGATTACCCAACCATTTGGGGTCAAGCTTGTTTTCACGGTTCGATTTCCATTTCCGAAATAAACCCTGCACATATTGTGCAAGACCTGAAGCCGTAGAGTCTGACAATACATCAGCCATGTAGCTTAATCTTCCGTTTCGAATGCATCTTCCAAATCGTCTTCATTGGCATCAAAGCCAATTTCTTCAATCTGGATTTCAACACGCTGATTTTTAGATTCCCCATCACGCTGGGTGGTGGATATTTCTTTAACCCGGCATTTTCCGGAAAAATTAAAGGTTGCCCCGCCTTCCGCGTCTTCAAATTGGGGAAACTTTTTGATTAAGTCTTTGTCCAGAGATAGGCGAAAACCATACGGATAATCATCATTTCCGCAACAGGGAAGAGAATCCTTCATTTCGGCTTTGCGCCTTTTATGTTCGGCTGCCGTGATCTTCAGTTTGACGGTTTTCATTTCATATTGGTCCTTTCGAACCGGAACAATGATTAATACGATTTCAATCCGTCAAATATCCCTCTTTTGTAGCCATGTCAAGAAGTGACTGCGCGATACGGGTATTCTTCGGCCCCGGCAATGAGTGTGGCCAAGGCAAGAATTAGCGGAGTGGCTTCCGTTCCCTCGTTCGCAACATACTGCCCAAGTTCATTGTATAGCATGGTTCCTTTTTGAATCTTAAATCGATCCATCTCAGTCCATCGCTTCACCGCGTCGATGTCCAGCGTGACTCGGACAAACGATGGTTTAGGGTCAATCTGTTTCGACCTGGCCACCATTATCCGATACCGATCGTGCTCAGATTCATCCCCAGAATAATAAACCCGACGTGTTCGGTACCTGGACCACAAAAGCTGCATATCATCAGAAATCCCGCGGTGAATCAATTTGCCGCCCGAAATCACATGATCAACGGCCACAAACTTACGTTCATAATCAATCAGCAATCGTTCTTTCTGGATATCCCACAACCCGACCAACAGACCACCGGTCATACCGTCGCGAGTATGCATCGGCCAGACCACCGCCGCCCGGATCCAATAATCCCGAGCCACCGTCTGCCCGCTCGACTGTTCAATCAGCAGGGTAACCGTCCCATTTTCGCGAAGAACAGATTGCTTAATCATCCAATACGCTCCTGTCTGTACCGACACTTTCCAACGTAGCCGAAACCGGAGGCGGCTCCGGAGGCTTCCCGTCAATCCTCATAGCTGCCGTGGTAATAGGAAATTCATTGCAGATCAAACCAGCCTCATCATAGCAATGATCCTCCTGCCCATCCTGGTCAACGTCTTCAGAGTTTTCTCCCATAGCCAACGTAGGAATTGTTCGGATAAAGTTTTTACATGTTTTATAAATTAACATCATGGGTGGCTTAATTAATTTGCCATCAGTTGAAACCTGTAACTTTAATCGTTCGCGGAATTGCCTGATTTTTGATACGCGGCTGGGATTTCCCAGCTTTAGAAACAATCCATATTGTGCAAATGTCGTAGCTGTAGATGGCGATTGCCCGCCTCTAACATCGGCCCGTTTTGAAAAATTATCCGGAGTAGCAATTCGAATAATGGACCGGCCATAAATACCCAGATCTTTTTCGCGTTGAATAATTCCAATAGCGACATCCGAATCAGCCATACGGCAACCCTCATCAGGTACACCGTTCCAGCCATACCATTCAGCGAACCGAAACAACCTTCCATCAGAATCCATCCACCACCATCCAATGGAAAACGGAGACGAACTCCCCCAATCATACGTCATATAAATTTGCGCCCATGATGGAATGGGAATAGGATCAATTTGATGCCGGAGAGTTAAATCAAGGGCCTGTCCAACAAACGCATTCCAATCGCCATCAATCCAAGCCCGCCGCAACACAGGATCATCGATCGACATCATACGCCGGACATAATCCGGATCGTTAAGATTCAATATAATGTTGTCTTTTAAAAATGCGGGGATGTATACCGTAGAAAAACCAGTAATGGGGTCAATGCGTGGAACAAACGGTTCCGCATCAGTAATAAACGTTTGTTTTATCCAGCCGTGACCCGGACCGCCCGGATTAGCCGTAAGAAACATTCGGCATGGAACGCCAGCAGATGAACGCAATGTGCCTTTGAGTTTATTGACCAGCCTCCCGATATATCCCATCGTTCCAGCATCATCAAAAGTAATTTCCGTATATTCATTACCTTGCTCGTCATCTGCGTCTTCCGCCCTGCCCATGGCTTGAAGTTTGGTTACAGCCAGATTGTTGAACCGGCAATAATTAACCTGATTCTCACCGCCAATCCGCTCCATCGGAAGCCCAGCATTCTTGACCCGATCCCAGACCGAACGTATTTTTGAAAAGTCTTTATACTTCCTTCGGATCATCATTCCGTGCCAGTTCAATGCATGTTGATGGGCGCCAATGATATGCCGACCCACTGAACCTTCCGTTTTACCCGGCCCACGCGACCCGCCGAAAAGAGTAAGATCAGCCGGACAAATCACCGCATAAGCTTGCGGTCCAGGTTGAGCGGTCCAGTACATTACGACACCTTACCGAATCCAGGCAATAAAGGCTGAGTTTGAATACGCCGCATCACTGAAACGAATTCGGTGCGGTCAGATTCCTTTGCCCCAAGCTTCACCGCTAATGCTCTTTTAGATTGGCAAATATCGTAATGAGGAATCCGTTTGTTTTGAAACCACTTTCGGGCAACGCCAATCTTATCAGCCATGGAGTGCAGTTCATCAATCGAGTCCGCAATCATGTGACACATGATCATTGATCGGAATTTGTGCATGGCATGATCAACGTAAACGGTCATTATTTGTTTCCATTGCGCTACCGCTGTTTTTATTTAAAGCCAACAAGTGAAACTGCCTTTTAAGCATGGCATTCAACCGTGCCCCACTCATATACCGATGCGCCTTGCCGCCAAAATCAATGGCCAGAGGTGCAGACGGATCACCAGTTGCGTAAATCTTCCATGTCGTCAAAAGTACGCCATTTCGATCCTTGATTTCGTGAATACGCTCCAACGTGTAATGCTTTTCACACCGCTCCAGCATGAACGTATTCTTTGCCTCAACCCCTTTGCTTCCAGAAACTGACCGCTTTTTAGATACTTCGCGGTAATGCTTTTCTTTACGTGAGTAACGCGACATTTGCTTACGTCAATTTTCGCTCATTAGCTGTGTTGGGCGAACATGGGATTGGACCAAACATCGCCCGTGTGTAGTTGTCAGAATCGCGCAATGCGTTTTCCAAGGATGTCAGCATACGCCTGCATATAGTCATCCTGTTGTTTGAGTAACTGGCGGTCAGCCTCATCCAGCGCGGCGTATTCAGCCGTGGTGCGGAACTGGCGAAGTTTTGCCAGCTTGTCGCACAAGTCTTTCTTTTCGTCTCGTACTCTCTGTTTCCAGTCGTCCACTTTCTCGTCTCCTTCTGGGCTATTGCCCGTTGTTAAAATTAACTGTCTCGCCCAACAGTTTCGCCAGAGGACTCGGAGGCCGAGCCTCTGCGAATGGTGTTAGAAGTCATTAAGATTTGCGGTTCCAGATTTTTCGTGAACCGATGGCAATGAACACTTCCCACGCACATAACGACCAGAACAGCCAGTGTTGCCACGCGAGGCCGTCGCGCCACAAGGCCACGAGCAAACCACCCATGAACAGGTGTGCCATGTCTTTGTAGATGTCGGCCTTCGTCGGCTTTTCCGGTTTCACAAATACGCGACCAATTGCCAGCAATAATCCAATCAGTAGGGCTATCTTCATTTCATTTTCCTTTCGGGTTTTTTGTTTCGATTCATCAAAAGTTCTAACAAGTCTTTCGAGCCGACGCGGAAGCCGCGCCGCTCAAATTGGTGTTCTGAGCCGCCGATCCCCATTTAGCAATTACGTCAACCCCGGTTCTCAGACTGGCTACTTGATGTGCGCGGACGTACCGGCTGTCCACAGTGCGTTTGACCTTTTTCATGCTAACACTCCCCGGAGTCTATGGGCATACGTCTGGGCGGCTCAGAACAAGGCTTTGGAATTGACGCCGAAGCGTCGCAATTCAAATTGGTGTTATGCTTCAAAAATACGATCCAGTGCGAACGCGCCGTTTTGCCGCAACGATTGCCGATCAGCGGCGGCGCCGGTGCGAGAGCAAGTACCTGCGAAACAGGAATGTCTCCTTCGTTCCACTTGAAAATTAGAGTCCCTCCCGACTTGAGAACTCGCCAGCATTCCGCGAATCCTTCACGCATTTCGGCCTTCCAGTCGCCTTTGAGTGTTCCATACTTTTTCGCCATCCAACTGTTCTTTCCATTGCGCAACAGGTGCGGCGGGTCAAAAACAACCAACTGGAAGTGCTCGTCTGGGAAAGGCATTTTCGTGAAATCGGCTACGATGTCGGGATTCACGATGATTGCGCGGCGGCCCTGTCGGCTGTCCGCGACGAGGTTTTCTCGCCGCTTGTCCATGAAGACCACATCAGGATGATTAGGATCAAACCAGAACATGCGGCCGCCACAACAGGCATCAAGGACCGGAGGAAGCATAACCTGACGCTGGAAATGGACGCTCATTCCGGCAGCCCTCCATTCGCGCCATTCAGCTTGGTGTTAAAATTAATTCTTAAACGGTTCATTGAGTTTGGTTCTTGCTTCCTCAAGCCAAGCCTTTTCTTTTTCCAGTTCGACTTCCTCGCGCTCAAGCTCACCCTTTAATTTTGCGTACTCCCGCTCCATTTCGGCCTGCAACTTCTTATAGCCATGTTCAAGCGCGACCCGTGATTCGCGAACCTTCGATTCCTGTTTCTTGACGGCCAATTCTGCCTGTTTAACCGCGCATTCTTTCTCGTTCATCGTAACTCCAATTCAATTTTAACAAGTCACTCGACTGCATCCTTCGGAGCAGTCAGTTTGGTGTTCGGAGGCTCCGCTTCGCTACGCCTCCGAACACGCGAGTTGCCCGCCAAGTCGCCCGCCTTGTCTCCGGCTTCGCTACGCTGCGCCTCCGAACAAGTCGTTCGACCGGACAACCCTCCGGGCTTGTCCGCCGAGTGCTCTGAATCATGAATAAAATTCGTCCCCCAACACCAAAAGCACTTGGTATTTTCCAGACGGTTAGGGCTATCACACGTTTTGCAAATTTTATTCATGATTCCTCCGCGCTCGGTTGCCGGTCAACTCGCGTGTTAAGCAGTTGAATAAGAATATCAGCATGACATGGACTACCAACATGGCACCAACATGCCAGATTTTTACCGCGCAAATGTTTCACGCCATACAACTCGAATCTACGCATAAAGGTCTGTTGTTTAATGACGCAATCAGGATCAACAGAAATGCATAAATTCCCACCGCAAAGCGCCCTGAACAATTCAATACATCGAGTTCTATCCCCATGCACCCCGACCACAAACGGATTACCCCACGGCGTTGACCGATCCACCTTGACCGTGTTAGCCGGCATCCTCCATCCCTTCTTTCGGGATAACTGAATGCGTTCAGGCACTGCATTGATAAACTCAATGTGTGGCTTAAAACAGTAGGCATTCTCAACCCGAACAACGGACAATGGCGCATAATGCCGACGAGAGATTTGTGTTTCTTGATGAGGAACCACACCCATAACCCGCTGAAGCATTTCGAAACATTGCTCATCGGTTTCCGCGCCAAATCCAAACACAAGGTTTTCAGGCCCACGGATCCAATGATACAAATCGACAATGCAGTAAAGAACCGTGCGTTGAGGATTATATGGCTTTGTGCAGATGATGTACCGTTCAGACCGGCAACGGATCCTGTATGGCGCTTTTTCACCATCAAACCACACAAGGCTTCCGTTGGGCGCAAATTGAATTAACTTCATGGGAGTAACGGTCATGCCTTCACCGCAGCCTTTCGTACCCTCGTTTTTTTAACCTGAACAGATACGGCCGGAGCGGTTTCAGCCTTCTTCCCCTGCAGCAAGCTACTTGCCACCTGTTTTTCCCAATCAGTAAGACTTGTAGGAACAGGAGGAACATTCGCCCAGGCAACTGGACCACCGCCAGGACCCATGTGCACATGCCGTTCGGCATAATCCAGTGGTTTGGCTTTTTTAGATTGAGCCAATATCAGAGAGTCGGAAAATCGGCGAATTGAGCCGCATTTTTTCCCGAGATAAAAAACAGGTTCCAGCCAACCTTCCATGCCGCGCTGATCCATAATTTCTTCCCTGCGAATCTGAATCAGTTCATTCTTACAGACTTCAGCCTCATGAAACACCTTGGCAAATTCTGGATCACTGCACAGACACAGACTGATAACGCGCCATGCAATTTTCAGTTCGTCGAGTATTTCCGTATGCCGTTTACCGAGGTACATGGCTTCCAGATATTTGAACTTAATATCTTTGAGTTCAGACGCGGTGTAATTATCGAGGCTGATTGGCACGGTTTTAGCTACGCGCGAGCGGGAACGCGCGGACGCCGCGCGATGCGTGCGCGGAGGCGGATGAGCCTTAACCTTGCGTTTTGAATGTTTCGTTTTCATACCAACCCTCATGCAGCCTTTGATTATGGCCACTAATCGGGGACTTTCGTATTAAACACCACATAGCCTACTTTTGTAGCCCTGACAAGACAGAATCACCCATGGCCCGAGCATACATCGCCTCCTGCCGAGCGGTATCACCTTCCCACTGACTGCGCTTACGCAAAACATTTTCCCAAATATGATCTTCCAACCCCGGCACATACGGAACGTACACCTTGAGCTGTTCCCGGCTGCCATATCGGTAGCACCGACGCACCGCCTGGTAGAACCGTTCAAAAGAATCATCAAACCCGGAAAACACCATCCGCGTACAGAACTGGAAATTTAGCCCATACCCAAGCAATTGAGCCTTGGAAATGAGCGCAGCCGTTTCACCGCGCCGGAACCGGTCCAGTTTCTCCACTCGAGCCTCTTCCGAATCCTTCCCGGTCAGCACTTCAACCGGCAAACCTTGGAGCATTTCCGAAAGAATCAAACTTTCCTCATCGAAAACCGTCCAAACCAGACATTGCCGACCTTCACCGAGGGCCTTCCGGACCAGATCAACCACGATGGCCGGTTTATTCGAATCAACGCGATCGACAGATGTCCGACCTTCGCCATACAAAAACCCCTTGGCGAGCTGGGACAGTTTGGACCGCTGCATGACCCCCAACCTACTTTGCGGAATCAGACTGCCCGGATCGTAATGCCGCAGATACTTGAGCGCCATACGGTCTTG